AAATCAACTGTGAAGGATTTTTGCAAAAGTGCATCCCCTTTATATTTCTCATTGGTGAGAATACTCTCAACTGTACTCACCTTCCATTTCTCTTTCCGTGCCGGAGTTGGTATTTTCAGTTCTGTAAGATATTTTGCAATATATGACGGTGTTTTTCCGTTCAAGAACTCTTTGTAAATAAGCCTTACAATTTTAGCCTCACTCTCCACAATTCTCGGAAGTCCGTCATCGCCCTTTTCATAACCAAGGAATTGTTTATATGGAAGAGTAACTTTACCATCTGCAAACCGTTTTCTTTGTCCCCATGTTACGTTTTCAGAAATACTTCTGCTTTCCTCCTGTGCCAGAGAGCTCATTATCGTAATGAGAAGTTCGCCTTTGGAATCAAGGGTATAAATATTCTCTTTTTCAAAGTATATTTCTACACCCTTTTCTTTAAGTTTTCTGACGGTAACCAAGCTGTCAACGGTATTTCTTGCAAATCGTGATACAGATTTTGTTATAATCAAATCAATTTTGCCGTTCATTGCATCCTCAATCATCTGATTAAAACCTTCACGTCTTTTAGTATTTGTTGCGGATATTCCTTCATCGGTATATACCTTTACAAATTCCCATTCAGGCTTTTCTTTTATGTACTTGGTATAATGGTCGACTTGTGCAGCATAACTTGTCTGCTGTTCCTCAAGGTCGGTTGATACCCTCGCATACCCTGCGACACGTTTCTTTTTAACATTTTTTGTCGTATCTTCCACCGTTTGCTGAACCACTGCAGGGATAAAAACTACTTCTCTTACATTACTCATTACCATGTCTCCTTCTCAAATTTTCATAATTTTCAGATTTCATTTCATCCGTCCACTTTCGTGACGGTTTTTCCCATTTCTTTTCTATGCTACTACCGTCTTCAAAAATAAACTGTATTATATTTTCAGGTAAAACTATAATCTTTAAAATCTCTTTATCAAACCCACTTGCCAATTCTGACAATATACTCTCCGGCACTTGCTTTGAACTACATTCTGAAACACCCTCAGTATGTGCTTTATTGCATACCCAAACGTACTTTTTATAGTTTTTCTTCCTTTTATATCTGTTACCACAAATTCCGCAAAATACCACACCCTTAAAATCATATTCCCGTGAAACTCTGTCTTTTGAGGTTCGTTCTGTAATAATCTTCTGAACCTCATCAAAATTTTCTTTTGAAACAATCGCCTCATGAGAATTCCTGACATACACTTTAGGTAGTTTACCATCATTTTTTAAAGTTTTCTTGCTTATATGGTCTTTCGTATAGTACTTTTGCAAAAGCATATCACCTATATTCTTCTCATTTTTAAGAATCCCCATCACCGTCTGCTGATGCCATTTATCTCCCCTTGGTGCAGGAATCTTTCTTCTATTCAGCTCTTTCGCAATTTTCACACTTCCCATGCCTTCTAAATACATAGAAACAATATCCTTTACAACCTGAGCTTCTGCTTCATTAACCACAATTTCATCATTTTCCTTTTTAAAACCATAAACATAAAATGTATTTGGAATCCCTTCCTGAAATTTATTACGTATTCTCCATTTACAGTTTTCCGAAACCGATAAACTTTCCTCCTGAGCAAAAGAAGCGAGGATAGTAAGCATAAGCTCACCATCCCCGCTCATGGAATGAATATTCTGTTCTTCAAAATAAACATCAACACCAAGTGTTTTCAGTTCTCTTACAGTTTCCAAAAGTGTAACAGTGTTTCTGGCAAATCGGCTGATTGATTTTGTGATTACCATATCAATTTTACCGGCTTTGCAGTCTGCAATCATTCTTTGAAACTCTGCTCGGTTTTCCTTTGTTCCGGTAATTGCTTCATCTGCATAAACACCTGAAAACTTCCAGTCACCATGACTTTGAATAAAGCTACTGTAATAACTTATCTGAGCCGACAAGGAATGCAACATTGTATCCTTACCACTTGACACTCTTGCATAGGCAGCGACTTTTTTACGTTCTGTTACCAACTCCATTTTAGGTGGTATTGCCGTTATTTTTCTACCCATTTTTAAAACTCCTTCCTATATAATTGTACTGTTATATTACCGTACAATCCGCATAAAATCAAGTAGTTTCGGAGTTATAAAGTGCCGATTATTGGGTTAAATTTAGCCACCAATTTTGTATCAATTTTCTTGTACTCTTTCTCAGTTATCATCCCCTTTTTAAGCCATGAGGATACAATACTGCGTGATACTTGATAGTTCTTCTCACGTTCAAACTGTTCTCTTGTCATAATCTTCCTCCTATATATAGCTAAAAAAATAAGTCTACAAGAAAATTTCATAGACTTATCACACAATACTTGTTTAAATCAAAAATATCTTTGATTAAATATAATATTAAGCACGATTTTATGGTCCTTACTTATGCAAACTTTTAATCAACTATTTTTACATATTATTCTATTTTATAGTCCTCAATTATATCATGAGTCAGCTTCGATAAAATTCTTTTATCCCAATTTTCTTCATCTAAATAATTCATATACGTAAAATTTTTTGCATCATGTTCATTTGAAAAAAGCATAGGAAAATTTTTAACTAAACCCGAAAAATATTCATCATTATATACATATGCTTTATAAATAATATCACGAATATAATCGTTATGTTTATTATATAATTTTTCCAAACGTAAATCTTTAATTGTTTTTTTACATCGTGTTAAAAGCTTTTCATCCACTCCAGAATTTTCAACAATAGTTATATTATACTCATTTGCATTTCCTGTCCATAAAACTAACTTATTTTGACCTGCAAGTCGAAAATTTATTTGATTTCCGTATTCATCTCTAAAAGGATATATATATGTCTCTTCATTATTTAAAGCATCATATGTATTCTCATCACTCTTTGCACTATTACAAATCGAACAACATGGTACCAAATTATACATTGAAAGTGCAAGATATGGATATTTTGATTTTGGAAAAAAATGATCATATTGAGGTCGAACATTTTCACCTTTAAGAGTAAATACATAACTTCTATTGCAATACGGACATATTTTCACTCCGATTTTTTCAGCCCACCCTTTTCCAAACACTCTTGATGTAAAATTATTATACAATTTATTAAATTCACCTACAACCTCGTCATTGTCTAATATTCCAATTTCTTTTATTGCCTCTTTGAGAACTGAAATATTTCCAGTTAAAATTTGCTTAATTTTTGAATCATCTAATTGACCATTGTAAGAAAAATAACTGATTATACTATTATATTTAGGATTACACAGGACTGTTTCAAGAAACCCTTTGAAACGTTTAAACGTATCTTTTTCGTAGGCCTCTCTATCTTCTTTCTTTATCTCGGGTATTTTAATCATGAAATCACTCCCTATATTCCAAAACAGCAAGTTGTCTTTCAATATCTAATTTTTGACGTTTCAAAAAACTTATTATTTGTTCTCTTTCTTTTTGTCCCAACAAAACAGTCTCACTTTGCTGTTGTCTTAATAACTTATATAACTTTTTTTGGATTAATGGCTCACCTACAATAGAAATTTTCTTTTTAGCTTCGTCTGAATCAATGCTATCTTTCTCTATATCTTCTATAAGCTCATCAATATATTCTTGAGCATATTGTCCCATAGCAAGACCATTCTTGATAAAAAATGCATCTTTATACAGAGAATGGATATTGGCACCAAACGTATTGATACTTCGATGCAACTGAAAAATATTTTCATTATCACGTTGTAAAAAAATTGTATTTTGGCAAGGAATATCAGATAAAACTATAGGTGAATGTGTTGTTATAATAACTTGAAAATAATACTCAGGAAAATGGATACGTATTTCTTTTATCAAATCACTAATAATCTGTCTTTGCCATTCCGGATGCAAATATAAATCTATTTCATCTATTAACAGTAAAACATTCTCTCTCAATTTAAAATGGTTATTAGGTATCATTTTGCTTATATTAGATGCAAAATATATCCTCGACATAAAATTCATTAATGCTCTCTCTCCAGATGACATGTCTAAATTAATAATCTTAAGATATTTTAATACAAAAGATTTTCCTGATTCTATCCTTTCCGCTAACAACTGATAAATATCATCTATTGATATTGTAGCATTACACTCTCTTCCCAAATCTTCTTTTGGAAGGCTATTATCATTCATAACAGCCTTTTCCAAAAATATTTTGAATAAATTGATTTCATCAATTGCTGAAACATAATACGCTTTTTCTTCACTATCGTCAAGCAAGTTAATGTAATTGCAGCACTGTTCATATGCATCTTCGGTTGATAATTCTTTTCCTTCAAGTTGAAAATCAAATATAAATACTAACTCAAAAATTAAATTATATAAAACAATATCAAATATATCAAAATTACGAATAACTTTATTTATTTCTTGTTTCATCTTATCATATGATTTTTTAATAAATTTAGAATTTGCATATTCAGTAGAATAATTTATTGACTGCGATTCTAACTTTATCATCGAAGTAATATATTCAACAGAAAAAACAATATTTTTTATTATTTTCCCACAAAAATTCAAGTTATTGCTCGAAATATACTTTTGATACATAATATCCAATATTGTCTGGCACTTTTGAATATTCATTTTATTTATCAAAATATATTGTAAAGCATTATATCTTGTATTTTTGATTAGCATACTTGAATGTACATTATATAGCTTACTATAAAATTCTTTAAATATAGATTTGATTGTACTGTTTGAAAGTATAGTATGAATAATAGCATCACTTCGTAAAGTTCCGTCTCCTGCATTCTCACTATTTGATATGTATATATGCGATATTTTCTCTATATAAGTATCTCTTTGATATTCTTCAACACTATGTGCTTTTAACTCTTCACCATTATAATAGATATCCCCATCTGTATTGTTTATTATCTTAAGCTTTCTTTGTTCATCACCTTCAGAGTATATTGCAATAAATTTTTTAAACTCATTCTGTTCAGTTTCCCAATCATTATAGCTATCATCGTCATTGTCTTGTATTGGTATATCCGAAAGTAAAGTAAGATATTTTAAAAGCGTAGTTTTTCCTGTCCCATTTTCTCCAACTATTGCTGTCAAGTTCATCAAATTTTCTTTTTCAAAAACATTAACAGTATCTACGCTTATCACTTCAAGACTTCGACTTTCATAATCGAATGAAACATTAAATCTCGGAGAAAAATTAAATCCCATTTGATTAAAACAGTTGTTTTTGTCTTTGTTAATCCATAAATATATAAGTTCATATTTCATTGCATTTACCTCTTTTAGCAGCATTTCTTTATCATTACACATATTTTCAAACAAAACATACAACACATTATCACAAATTCAAATTAATAATATCACAATAATTTGTTTTTGTAAAGTAATATCTTACACACATTTGCTTTGTAAATATTTTACAACCTTTCTTGCAAGCCAATAGCTGTTAGTATCTGTTTCAAGTTTCTTAAGCCACAATGCTTTATCTGTTATGATGCCACGGTGTGCAAGCTCCCAAACAATATCATTCACCATTGTAAGTTCT